AAGCATAAAGCTGAACCCATTGAAGCATACTTGGACAGAATAACGTTCCTACCATCTGGTAACGTGGCATGTAATGAACGTGCATCCTCGAGATACTCGAGAAGCCCTGAGGTCTTAAAGATTCTCTGAACTAAGTGCAAGTGCACTCTGTCAGAAGCATCTTTCAGGTCCAGCGTTGCTGTACGTTTATCAATACTACCACGGTGTGCGAGTTTCTGATTAACATCTTGACGCGTAAAGCGTATAGAATGTTTAGTCAGGCGATGTTCCTCCAGCACTTTATACACATGGTCTTTTAGAGACTGTTGTATATATTGCACATGGGATGGTTCAATCGCAATAACTCGAGGTGCTGTCTGCGTCTTCGGGACAAAAACGACTCGAACGGACTCTTCGTCCTTCAAGTCAAGATGTTTAAGTCCTAATTCGTCAGACTGTCCTCTCCCCGTATCTAATCCGAACGCAGCGGCTAACCCATAGTTAGGGAAAGCATGCAAATCGGAGGGGTAGAGGAGCTCGGAGCGCTGGTTCCACTTACGGATTCGGTTTCTCCCATTTGGGAGCAACCTATCTGCAGTGAACCCAGGCCCGTGATGACAAATAAGATCGAGGCCATCAATCTCAGGAAAAACCTGAGACCAGATGATACCGGAAATCTTATCAAGGAGAATATCCTTTCTCTCAACGTGAGAGGTCATCCCGCGGAGCTCACCTTCTACATCGATGAAGTGCTGAATGGCATCCCTATTAACTTCGGGAAGACATTCCATCTTAGGCTTCTTGAAGAAGCGGCAGATTTGTCGCAGAAACTTCACAGCCTCTGGACAAGCGTCATCGAGTAGTTCACCACTCGAAGAGAACACACACTTGAGCAAACCTCCTAGAAAATGGGGGAGAGCTCCGTGCCGACGAAATGATGTCGGACACGTGAAGTGCCCACTCTCAAGCCCTCTTTCGAGGGCATCAGAGAGAGTGGGGAGGGTGATCGTTAAAAACGAAAACCCTTCGTGTTCACAACGACGTCGTATCACTACGATGTCGCGTTCTACGGACAAGTCTAGGTCCATCTCTGCTTGACGCAGGATGGCCTCGACGAGCATGGTCGGTCTTTTCACTGTAACCTCCATTTAGATGGGGGAAACAGGACCGTCTAGGCTTAGCTCCACGATGGGGACTATCTCTCGGGAATCAGCGGAGTATCCGCCGATAACTTCTTCAATTTACGCCGAAGAAGCCGAGTGGAGAGATTCTTGATGATCTGAAGAAAAATATAGTAACAACTATTCTTCAGGATCTTCATCAGAATTCTCCGCCGAGCACCTTGTTGTAGTTGGCCGAAGTCAACCACGTCTTGAGTGCATCGATCAGATAGCCGATCTCGACATCCGAATAAGCGCCAAGTTTAGGTTCGTCAACGACGAAGTAAACACTGACGCCCAGGTCCTTATTAAGGCCCGAAATCGGATCTGCCGCAACCTTATGTTGCGACAGGCGTACTTCACGACGAAACCTCGATGCAGTAGTATTCTGCTTCGTGGTCATAGTCGTGATACCATCGGCGGAAGTATACGTATTCGTCGTTGGACCAACACTGGTCCGCGGAAGAGACGTAGCAACCGCATTGATGGTAACGCTTTGAGGATCTGCAAGCACTAGAAGCTCCTATTATTTTACGCTTTACTCACATGCAACCCGCATGCTAGGTAGTGCGTAGACTATAATTTGGACAAGCCTAGTGCCCCCATTATAGCTAGCTGGGTACCATTCAAAGTATTAGGATTGGTACCCCAACCAAAGGGATCACCACGAAGTCTGCTCTTAGAAGAGCTTTCGATATTCGTGGTGACGGATATGGGAACTAAATCATCGTCTAAGTCATATAGAGTAGCGTTGTTCGTATGAACATACGTTTTCCCTATATGCCTCATAACGTAGAAATGGTTCGCGGCTAACTTATCGGCTACTCCAGTATCGAGATTTGCAAGCAAATCTCCTGTATTGGAGAACCAGTCAGCCATCCATGTCCAAGGAAGGGCATTCCACACGAATTGAGGAGAAGGATACAGACCAAAAAGTCTGCGTCCAACCGACGTTCCGAGTGTTACATCCTTCGGTCCAGGTGGCAACCAGAACTTGAACTGAGCAGTAGCCCAGATCTTGTCAAATGTTGTCACCATCCTCTTCCAGTTCCGGCGTCTATAGAAATAATCTACAAAGCCGGGCTGCATATTCCCAAAGTCACCACTAGTGATGACGGGATCAGAGGGTGAAGATGCCACTTCGTAGTGGGTCTTCACGGACTTACCGTTGTGTC